CATTGACAATTACAAAAGTAACGTTCGATAGAATAACCGTGACAGCTGCGATTCAAAAACTGGCTGACTTAACAGGATATAGTTGGTACGTGGATTACGATAAGGACATTCATTTTTTTGAAAGAAATAAAAATCCTGCGGCTTTTAATATAGCAGATGGCGATGGAAACCATATACCAGAAACGCTTAATGTAACAAATGATTTATCGCAAATAAGAAATAGAGTTTTTATAAAAGGAGGAGAGATAGAGGGAACATCGAGGAGTGAACCTTTTGATGGAGATGGCGTAAAACTATTATTCAGAACAGCAAACAAGTTCAGTTCAAAACCAGTTGTAGAAGTAGACTCGGTAGCTCAAATAGTTGGGATTGATTTCTTGGATAACGAGGACGATTTTGATTGCTTCTGGGATTACAACCAGAAATATATAAGATTTAAGGTAGACACCGTGCCAGGAGCAGGAGCAGACAATGTGGAAATCGTTGGAGTACCGCTTTATAATTTAGTCGTTCAAGTAGAAGAGCCGAACTCTATAGCTCGATACGGAGTGTTTGAATTTGCCAAGATAGATAAAACAATAAAGAGTAGGGAGGAAGCCGTCAGTTATGCCAAGACAGAAATAGAAGCATATCAAAATGGAATAATCGAGGGAGGATTTGATACATACGAATCAGGACTAAGAAGCGGAATGATCATAAATGTTAATTCAACATTACTTAATGTTAATGAAGACTTCCTAATTCAAAGCGTTGCATTTCAGATGATCACCAGGGAAACTTTTATATACAAAGTAAAACTGGCCACATTAAGAACAGTTGGTATTATTGATTTCTTAATAGGATTATTAAAAGCAGGCGATAGGTTGATCGAGGAAAAAGGAGATGTCGTTCTTGAAAAGACAGTATTTCCGATAGAAGACGTTGAAATAGATGAGGATGTAGAAATAAACACAGACGATTATCCGCAAATAGAAGAAGCAGAGATAGGAGATGTAGTAACCGTGCAGGCATTAGATTACGCCGTGGAATTTGTACTTGGACCACAACTGCCCGTAGGGACAAAAAGAGTTTTCATCATTAGCGGTTCGCCATTAACTTAATTTATGCTATAATAAAAATATGATAGATAAAGAATTTCTAAACAAAATAAAACAAATAAAAAAACAAGTCGGTGAAAAGGCCGGAGCTATTGGAATTTATAGATTCACGCTCGAGGATATCAAGACGGGCAAAAAGATCGTGAAGTATTATCACAATATAATCACGACTGCCGCGTTCACATTGATCACGAATAACTTAGTAGACCCTACACCAGACAATGACATGCTAGTCAGCCATGCCGCCTTAGGAAGTAATGTCGCAGCTGTAGCAATAGGAGATACCACACTAGGAACTGAAACATACAGAAACGCAATAGCCTCAATGACAAACTCGGCAAACATTGCATACATGACCGCATTTTTTAATCAAACAGAAGTAACTGGAACGTTTAAGGAAGCAGGGATATTCAGTGATGGTGGTGCAGGAGCAGATACTGGAATTTTAATAAGCCACGTAAATATAGATATAACTAAAACTAACGTACAAAAGCTAACAATAGATTGGACTTTGACGTTGGCGAACGCATAAAACTATGGATTTCAAAACATGGTCTGCTGGCGAAAGATTAGACGCCGACGACTTAAACAATAAATTTGATGAAGTAGTAAAATTTGGTGGCGATGGTAGTGATGGAGCTAAAGTTGTTTCATCAAATGAAAATTTGGATGCTAGTGGTGCTGAAGTATTAATTAAAAATTATTCTTCATTAGATATTCAATCAGGTTTTACATTAACTATAATTAATCCCCATGCAAATGGAACTATAGTAAATATAAAAGTTCAGGGAAATGTAACTATTGCAGGAACAATAGACGCAAGTGAATGCGGAGCAATAGCAGAGACTCCTTCGTATGGAACTATTGGTTATTTAGAAGCAGGAGATACTGGAGCAGTAAGTACTCACCTATGTGGATATGCTTTGAATATTTTAGGTAAAGTTATTAAAGCTATTGCAGGAGCAGGAGCAGGTAATGGAGGAGCATGGACAGGCGTAACTGCAGGAGGCAGAGGTGGTGGAGTGGTAATAATTGAATGCTTTAGATCATTAGATTTTTCAGGAGATATAGATGTTTCAGGTGGTAATGGAACTAGTGGAACGAAACCAGTTAATTTGAAAGGAGGACCCGGTGGCGGAGGCGGAGGAGCAGGAGGAACTGCAGTAATAATTTATAATACATTAACAGCTAATACCGGAACAATAACAGCAGATGGTGGAGATGGTGGAGATGGAGGACCTGGAGGTTATGGTAATAGTTCTGTAGCTGGATATGCTGGAGGAGCTGGAACAAATCATCAAACACTAGGAGGAGGTGGAGGAGCTGCAGGAACTGGAGGAGCTGCAGGAACTAATGGAGGAGATGGTGATAATGGAGAAAATGGAAGAGTTGGATCAACTGGAGGAACAGGAGGAACAGGAGGAGCTGTAGATACTACAACTGCTAATGGTAGAGGCGGAGGCGGAGGCGGAGGCGGTGGAGCTGGAGGAGAGTATTACATTGTAATCAATACAGAATTTTAGGAATAAATACATGCATAAAAAAGCAAAAGACAGAATTAAAGAAGCAAAAAATAAAACTGACGCAAGGCCAGAGTTAGCTTCGAAACTTCCGAAAAAGAACTATAAAAACTTTAAGAATGGAATAAGTAGACTTTGCGATGATATTTTGAAAGAGAATATAGAACCAGGACAGAAACAAAAAGTCGCTTGGCTTAAATCAAGGATAGAAATAGAACTATGATAACAGCTATAAATATACAATTTATAATTTCAATACTAACATTACTAGGAATCATGTTTGCTATTTATAAGTTTTTTAGGGACCCGGATGTTAAAGCAAAATATGAAATAAAACAGATCAGAGAAAAATGTGTAATGAAACACGAACAGATAGATAAATTAATAGGTCAAAATACAAATGATTTAAGATTGATCAAAGAAAATCATATAGCACACATAGAAAAAGATATTAATTTAATGCAACAAGACATGGTCAAAGTTTTAACAATATTAGAAGAGAGAGAAAAAAAATAACATGATACAAAGATTGCCTAAAAATTATAATGGGTGTCAAAAACAACCAGATGATCATCGAGATATAAAGCTTGGAGATATTTCATTCGTGCCGGATCCAAACTGTCCGAGTTATAATGTTGGATTTTCAAACGAGGAGAGATACGGAATATTAAAAAGAGAACATCAAGGATTGAGCCTTTCATGTGTCGGACAGGGATGGTCAAAATATCAAGAGATGCTCAATTTGATAGAAACACTGAAAAAAATAGATTTATCTGCAAAATCAATTTATTCGATGATAGCACTACCAGATGGAGGAGCATACATCAGAAATGGGGCTAAATTTGCCGTAAACACTGGTTGCGCCCTCGAGTCGATAGTTCCATCATATGAAAACTTAACACGCACCACAGAGGAGTTCATGCGTGATAAGGGATGGTTAGACAAGCCAGTTATAATGGAAACGTACAAGAGCAAAAAGTTTGTCTACGTGGATACAGCATTTCCATTCACTGAAGAGAACTGGGAAAACATGAAACAAGTGATCTGGCAATTTGGAGGATTTGTTTCTGGGTGGTCAGGACACTGCGTATACGCTGAGGGATACGGAAAAAAAGACGGGAAAAGATTTATTCATTTCATTAACAGCTATGGCGATGGTTCGGATTGGTATTTATGGGAGGGAGATACTGACTATAAATACTACAACGCTAATAAATATGAGTTATACGATATAACCTTTTTATTAGATATGCCGAATCCACCAAGCAAAATATTTATGTTAAAAATAATAGGCGACAAAAGAGATAAGAAACAATACGTGGTTGGAGAAGATGGAAAGCTTCGTCACATCTTCAATCCTATAATTTTAGATGATTTACATGAGGCAGGGGTGATCGTTAAGGGTCAAATAGAATGGAAAGAGAACCTGGACGGATATGAGATCGTTGACCCTTGGGCAGTAATTAAATCTAAATAAAGGTCGAATATGACATCAAGATGGAAAAAATCAAAGGCCGGTCTGAAATGGAAAAAGAGAGAAGAGATGTATGATAGGATTGGAACTGTACTTGGATTCGG